AAAAGGCTTGAAAGCAAGTACAAGGGTGCAGATATAGACAAGTTCAATAAGTATATGGAGGAAAAAGCCAATGATAAAAGACCAGCCGATATCGGAAGTTCAGTGGATACCAATTGAAAAGGTGTACGCCAACGACTATAATCCGAACAGCGTAGCTACTCAGGAAATGAAGCTGTTATATGTTTCGGTCAAAAAAGACGGATACACGCAGCCTGTAGTAACTATCTACGATGAGAAGAAAGACCGCTATGTTATAGTTGACGGATTCCACCGCTACAGTATAATGAGACGGTATAAGGACATATACGCAAGCTGTGAAGGAAAACTGCCTTGCGTTGTACTTAAAAACAAGACTATGAATGATAGAATGGCGGCGACTATCCGACATAATAGAGCAAGGGGAAAGCACAGCGTACAGGGAATGAGCAACGTTGTAATGGAAATGCTTTTAAACGGAGCAACAGATTTGCAGATTTGCAATGAACTGGGTATGGAAGCGGAAGAAATAACCCGCTTGAAGTATATCACAGGATACGCCAAGCTATATGAAAATAATGAATACAGCAAAGCTGCATATTCTGAAAAACAGGTTGAAGAAGTAAGAAAGTACGAGGAGGAACACCCAGATGGCGAATAATATACTTATCGAGGATAATATAGAATTAAGAGACATAACATCAATAAAACCTTACGTAAGAAATCCAAGAAAGAATGATAAGACAGTAGAACTGCTGTGCAAAGTCATTCCGAAGGTTGGATTCAATGTGCCGATTGTTATTGATGAGAAAGGAATCATTGTAAAGGGACACGCAAGATTCACGGCAGCGATAAGGCTTGGAATGGATAAAGTCCCTTGTATCGTAACACACGCTGACGAAGAAGCAATTAAGGCTGACAGAATCGCTGACAATAAGATATCTGAGTTTTCTGAATGGGTAAATGAAGAGGTAATGCATGAGATAGACAGCATCGATATGGACTTTGACTTCTCAGAGCTTGGATTCCCTACAATAAGCTTTGATGATATCCCAAGCGTAGAAGATTTTGCAGTAGAGGAAGAGAGCGAGGGCGGAATATCAGACGAAGAGCGCCAGCGCTTGTATCAGGAGTTCCTTGAACAGCAGGCACAGGAGCAGGCTGTAGAAATCAATATGACTTCCGCAACGGAAATTGTCAAGGCGCAGCAGAAACAGAAACAAGTAGCAACTCCACCTCCGAAATATTATAAATGCGTCTGTGAGAAGTGCGGACACGTTATGTTCGTTAAGGAAGGTGATATCTGCGACAGACTGGAGGGCTAAATATGTGGGAGTACGGCGGCTTTTATAAAAAATACGATATGACAGGTGAAATCCATATTGGAACTGGTATAGTCAAAGTGCATGATATATTCAATCCACTTCCAGAGTTCATGAAGGAGGCTGATGTTATATTCACAGACCCACCTTATAATAAGACTGCATTATCTGGATTTTATACGAAAGCTGGAATAGACCAAAAGCCAGATAGCTTTGATATATTCGTTGAAAGATTTGTTGAATGTGTTGAAGAAATCAGTCCAAGACTTCTCATTCTTGAAGTTGGCGTTCCACAAACGGATATGTTTATTGAGGCGTTTAAAGAAGACTATCCACAGATTGTGTGTCGTCCTTCATATTATTACGGAAACAAAAGCCAGCAATGCAATATCGTAATATTCTCAAAAGATGTAATTCCAAAGCACTTACGGGAATTACCGTTTATGGACGAAGAAAAGGTCGTGGAGTATATCTGCGAAAACACAGATTATGATTGCATAGGCGACCTTTGTATGGGTCTGGGATTAGTAGGCTTTTATTCAAATAGATATGGCAAAAGATTTGTTGGCACAGAATTAAATCCGAAAAGACTTGCGGTATGCTGTGAAAGGGTGACAAAGAATGAGCGTGGAAAAATCAATTAAAATCGAGTTTCGGATAATGGCGGTAAAGGAACGCCGTGAAAAGTATATACTTCCAATGCTTAAATCACTTAATATGAGCGAAGATATTGTATTTTACGATATACCCAGAGAAAAAAAAGACCGAAACGCTATGCAGAACGCAAGACGAACTTGGACAGCCCCTACGGAGGCGGACTTTGTATGCGTATTGCAAGACGACTTGGAGCTGTGCGATAATTTTAAAGAAATAGTATATAAGTGTGCGGAAAATTTTCCAACAAGTATATTTTCATTCTACCAGCCAAGACTTAAATGGGAGGATAAAAGCCCCGAAACGCCATATATAAAAATCACAGGCTGTGGAATGTACGGACCAGCAATACTTATTCCGAGCAAGCTTATACCACTTATTTTTTGGTGGGGCGATGAAAACTTTGGAGCAGACTACCCCCACGATGATACTGTTATCGGTATTTTTGCTTCAATGCACGATATTTCAGTCATGGCTACAATTCCTTGTATTCTTCAACATTTAGGACATAACGATAGTATGCTTGGATACAACAACAAAAGCAAGGTATCAAAAGTTTATGCAAAAGAAATTGATGTATCACAGTTCGATACCAATAAATATGTAAAAAGTAAATCAATTACCAATTTTGTAACGCCTCCCAAAAACGGATTTAAGCATGGAACAATAAAAAAATTATCAGAGCTTAAAGGAGGGATGTAAAATGCCAAGTAGTGCAACAGAAGGAAAAGCAAATATTAAAAAAATGATTAACAAAATGATAGCAAATGAAAAATTCAAGTTTTTAGATTTAGGCTGTGGTCGTGGTACATATTCAAGACTTATCGAAAAGCCTTGTTATAGAGTAGGTGTAGACGCTATGGACTATCGAGAAAAATTTGAACTTGATAAATGGTATGACAAGTTTGTTCAACATGATATAAGAGATACAGCTTTTTTAAAAACGCTTGGAAAGTATGACCTTATTATAGCTGGAGACGTTTTGGAACATATGACGGTAGAAGAAGCAAGAAAAGTAATTGATACAATAAAAGAAATGGCGGAAGTTGTTATTATCGCCCTTCCATTTGAGTATCCACAATATCGAAAAAATAATCACTGGGAAAATCATGTACAAGACGATTTGACGCCAGCGTTAGTGAAGGAGCGATACCCAGAATTTGTAACTATTAGCTTGCATAGAAGCAAACAACCCCCTTGGAATGGTAAATATTTCTACGGATATTATATATGGGTGAAAGGAGTAACAAAAAATGATAGCAAGGAAATGTAGTATCAGTAAAGGAGTTGGAAAGTCGAAAAATGGACTTCCAAGCTTTGACAAAGCTCTTATCGACGCTGGAGTAGGGAACTACAATCTTGTAAGGCTTTCAAGTATCCTTCCAGCAAGGCATGAATGGATACCTATTGAAGAAATCAAAAACAATCTGCAAGAGGGAAGTTTATTGCCTACAGCATATTCAACAATCACAAGTGATACGCTCGGAGATACTTTAATATCCACCATAGGCGTGGGAATACCGAAAGACTTCCAGAACGTCGGTATTATAATGGAGTATTCCGATATAAATGTATCAGAAACGGCAGCAATTGCCACGCTCCACGAAATGATAAAAGAAGCCTTTGAGGTAAGAGGCTGGGAGCTTGAAAACATCATATATACTTCTGTTACGGCAAAGGTAGAAGAACCAGAAACAAAGTATACGACTTTCGCTTGCATAGCTGAATGGTGAGAAGGTGAAAAAGTATGGCAAAGATGGGCAGACCGAACATTAAGATAGATAAGCAGCAGTTTGAAAAGCTATGTTCTTTACAATGCACGAAGGAAGAAATAGCTGGATTTTTTAACTGTAGCGAAGATACTATTGAAAAGTTCTGTAAGCGTGAATATGACGCAACTTTTACGGCGGTTTTCCACCAAAAGCGACAGGTCGGAAAGATAAGCCTTAGACGTTCTCAGTGGAAAATGGCTGAAAAGAACGTTACTATGGCAATATGGTTAGGCAAGCAGTATCTTGGACAGCAAGACAAGCAAGAGGTACAGATAAGTCATGACGATACTATCAAGGAAATGGAACAGTATTTCTCAGCTCGGAAGAAGGAACAGGAAGATGCAGAAGCTTGACGGTGGATACGTCAGGGGCTACACAGAAGGGCTGAAAAAGGCTCTTGAAATAATAGAGTATATTCCTACTGATAACCGCTTGCATGGGCGAAAAACGACCGTCAAATCGCTCTCAGAAGCTTTAATGGCTGCAATTGAAGGAAGAGAAGCACTGAGAGAGAACCCAGAAGCGTTTGTGCGGTGCAACAGCAAGGGAGGGTATGAAGTATATGAACCTGTCAAAGGGAGAAGCACTTGACTTATTATGGAACAACCCTATTGAAGTTGGTCACTGGGTAGGCTTCAAGGACTTAACCGAAATGCACAACGAATGGTTGAGAAACTTTCTATACTGCGACAAAGACCAGACTCTGCAAGGACACAGAGGAAGCTTTAAAACTACGGTGCTGTCGATATTCCTGGCACTCCATGCAGTTATAGCTCCAAATGAAACGGTTCTGTTCTTCCGAAAGACAGGCGGAGACGTAACGGAGGTAATACGGCAGACTGGAAACATCTTGAAATCAGGCTGCGTTAATGCGTTAGTACAGGCAATATACGGAAAGGACTTGGTTCTTCTGAAAGACAGCTCCTGTTCGATTCAGACAAACCTTGCTACAAGCATAAAAGGTTCTAATCAGATTGAAGGGCTTGGAATATATACCAGCATAACTGGTAAGCATTCAGATATAGTAGTTACTGACGATATTATCAACGTTAACGACAGAGTATCACAAGCGGAACGAGATACTACTAAGAGAGCGTATATGGAATTGCAGAACATCAAGAACAGGGGCGGAAGGTTCATCAACACAGGAACGCCTTGGCATAAAGACGATGCATTCACGCTGATGCCAAACCCTGTGAAATATGACTGCTATAGTACTGGGCTGATATCGCCCGAAATGCTTGAACAAATCAAGTCGAAAATGACCGCCAGCCTATTTGCTGCGAATTACGAACTACGGCACATAGCAGCAGAGGATGTTATATTCAGCAATCCGAAGACTGGAGCTGACCCAGCAGAAGTTGAACAAGGTATTCCACATATTGATGCGGCGTACTATGGTGAAGACTTCACAGCATTCACAATCGTTAATAAGAAAAACGGAAAGTATTACGTCTACGGCAGACTCTGGCGAAAGCACATTGATGATGTAGAAGATGAGATAATCAAGCTACGAAAGAGCTTTAATGCTGGGCGTATACATTGCGAGAATAACGGAGATAAAGGATATCTGGCAAAGTCACTCATGCAAAAAGGCGAAAGAGTAAGCGTGTACCACGAAAGTATGAACAAATACCTTAAGATAACAAGCTACTTGAAAGACGTATGGGATGACGTTATCTTTGTTAAGGGAACGGATAAGGCATATATCGAACAGATATGTGACTATAACGAAAACGCAGAACACGATGATGCTCCAGATAGCTTGTCGTCATTAATCAGAATGCTTTGGAAGAAGCAAGAGGACAACTACAAACCGATATGGAACGGAGGATTCACACAATGATAAAGACCTTTCAAGACCTTGAAAAACTGTCAAGCGAAAACGACCGCCAGAAGTTTCTTACAGATGCTATAAGCGCATTCAAGTCAAGCGATAACTACAGCATGGCTATTGATGCAGAAAAGTATGCATCAGGTAAGAATGTACTGATATCAAAATATCAGAAATTCCTGTATACAATCAGCGGAGAGCAAGTCCCCGATAACTACACAGCCAATCATAAGATGAAGTCAGGTTTATACAAGAGGTTTGTCACTCAGAAAGCATCCTATCTGCTTGGAAACGGTGTTATCTGCAAGAAAGATGAGAAAAACCATGATAAGCTGGGTAAGGGATTCGATAAAAACCTGTATTTCTATGGCAAGTCAGCGCTTGCAACGTCTTGTTCCTACGGCTTTTGGAACGTTAACCACGTAGACTGGTTCAAGTATACGGAGTTTGTACCGCTTTACGATGAAGAGACAGGAAGTCTCAGGGCAGGTATACGATTCTGGCAGTTAGACGATAACAAGCCGCTTAGAATGACACTCTTTGAAGAGGATGGATTCACAGAGTATATGCAAGGTGATGACGGACAGATATCCATACTCGCTCCAAAACGTGCTTATCGGCTTATCGGCGGAGAGTCAGAGCTTGGCGGTGAAGTAATAAACGGTGGAGAAAACTACGATTATCTACCTATCGTACCATTATGGGGTACATTTGAAAAGCAGAGTACCCTTATCGGAGTTAAGGAACAGGTAGACTGCTACGACCTTATCAAGTCAGGATTCGCCAACGACCTTGACGATGCATCAATGTTATACTGGACACTAACGAACTACGGCGGTATGGACGATATCGACCTTGTGAAGTTTGTCGAGAGGATGAAGACAATCAAGGCGGCTGTAGTAGAGGGAGACGGCGCAAGCGTACAGAGCCACACGGTTGACGTTCCTTATCAGTCCAGAGAAGCTTATCTGTCAATACTTAAGAAAGACTTTATAGAAGACACTCAGATGTTGAACGTAGAGCAGATACAGGCTGGTAACGTAACAGCAACGCAGATTGAAGCCGCTTATGAACCAATCAACGAGTCAACAGATGAATTCGAGTTCCTTGTGCTGGACTTCTGCGAAAGGATATTTGAGCTTGCTGGAATCGATGACATACCTTCTTTCAAGCGCTCACAGATGAAGAATCAGACGGAAGAGACACAGATGATTCTTATGGCTGCGAATTACCTTGACGAAGATACAATCATTGAGAAGTTCCCATTTCTATCGAATGATGAGATTCAAATGGTTAAGAAGAAGAGAGCAGCGGAAGACATTAAACGCTTTACTCAGGAAGGAGACCAGCAGAAAGGAGACCAGAACGAACCGACTGAGGGTGAAGAGTAATGGACTACGGACACAAGCAGACAGATAAACTGCTTAAGGAGCTTGAAACTGAGATAACCGATGTATACGCACAGGCTCAAAAAGATGCTTACAATAAGGCGGCGGACTATTTCAAGCGTTTCATGAACAAAGACCGTGAAATGAATGAAAGGCTGTCAAAAGGTGAGATAACAGAAAAGCAGTATAAAGAATGGCGAGTCAACAAGATGACCGTAGGCGCAAGGTATAAGGCAATGGAAGAGGGGTTGGCTCAGGATATGACCAACTCCAACAAGCTTGCGGCATCCATGATTAACGGACATTTACCAGACGTATATGCAACGAACTATAACTGGGCTACATATCAGATAGAGCAAGACTCACGAATGGATACCAACTTCATGATATACGACCGTCAAACAGTTGAGCGCCTTATCAGAGATAAGCCAGATTTATTACCAATGAAAGCTGCTGTATCAGTCCCAGATGATATACGCTGGAATAAGAAGCATATCAATAATGCTGTGACTCAGGGCATCTTACTTGGTGAGAGCATCCCAGATATCGCCAAAAGGCTTGCTGGCGTAACGGATATGAACAGGAAAGCTGCTATTCGTAATGCAAGGACTATGACCACAAGCGCTGAAAATGGCGGCAGAATCGACAGCTATAAGCGAGCTATTGATATGGGTATTAAGATAACCCAGAAGTGGCTTGCTACGAAGGATAACCGAACGAGACACGAACACGCAATGCTTGACGGTCAGGAAGCAGAGGTTG